GGTTGGCATTTAGGAAAAAATGGATCCCAACATATGCACACGCATTCAGTAGGTATAGAAGTAAATAATTTTGGTTATCTTAAAGATGGTAAAACATATGCAGGTACTACAGCCCATGAATCACAAATTGTAGAATTAGATAAAGAATTTAGAGGATATAAACACTGGCACAGATATTCTGATGCCCAGATTGAAGCTTTACGTAAATGGATTTTATGGATTGCTGAAAGAGATGGTATCGATGTTAGAGCGGGATTACCTGCTTTAATTAAAGAAAAAGGTGCTGATGCTTTTGAATTTAACGAAGATGCTTATTACGGAAGAGTAAAAGGTCTTTGGACTCATACTAATACAAGAAAAGATAAAGTCGATATGTTCCCACAACAAGAGTTGATGGACATGCTCACATCATTATGATAAAATATATTATATTAACTTTGGTATTATTAACTTCTTGTGCTCCTAAAAAGGATTACGAAACAGGATATGTTACAACTGGTAACCCTGATAATAGTTATTTAGATACTACTAAAATTTATTGTTGTGGAGATTAAAGAATTAGAAGATATTTATAAAACAAAAGAATTTAAATCATTATCTTGGATACAAAGATTATGGATTCGTATTAAAGTTGCTTTTATACAAACTATAACCCTACACTAAAGATGATCAAATCGACATACATGAAGGTAACAATAGCTGGATCAGCATCAATAGGATTCTTTTGCTCCTATTTTATGGAACTAACAATGGCCAATGCAGAACAGTATTTAGCAGTTGCTGCTGTGCTTTTATTAGATGGATTTTTCGGCGTAATAGCTGGAATTAAAAGAGAAGGGTTTAAAACATATAAAGCTCTTAAAGTATTAAAATCATTAGCAACCTGGGAGATAATCCTTACAGCTATATTAATGATTGAAAAAGGTTTTGCTGGTACAAGTTGGTTAAGTGAAACAGTTATTACCCCATTTATAGTTTTTCAATTAATGTCTGCTCTTAAAAACGCTTCTATGGCAGGTTTCATCAAAAATGAGTTATTAAACATTATTTTAGATAAAATCGATAAACATAAAGGCGATAGAGTATGAAACAATTATTAAATAGTATTACTGATACACGTATGGTGTATCTTTTAATGTCACTTGTATTACTTGCAGGATATTTTACACAATCTTGGGGTATAGTGATTTTTGTAACATTCATGTTGAACGTTGGAGTATGGACAGGTTTTTGTCCTTCTAAATGGTTCTTCGGTAAATGCGGATTTAAAAAATCTGACTTATAAAAATGAGTGCTTTAGATGGCATATCACTTAATGCCAAAATTTCCTTAGCAATTGCAGGCATTATTATGTTAACCTTCTTTTCAGTACAAACTTGTATTGTATTTGGGTTATGTGAACCCTCTTTAGAATTAGCTAAATTTGGTTGGGGTTGTGTTGTATTCTTCATGCCTCCCTTCTTTAAAGTAGTACAAGAATTTTTACTGAACAAAGCTAAAATTAAAGATGAATTAAGTAATAAAAATCTTTATCTAGAACATGCTGCTAAAATTATTAGACACGATATGCATAGTGGTATCAATACTTATATTCCTAGAGGTGTAAAATCCCTTAAAAGAAGATTGAGCGAAGAACAAATTAAAGAATTAAAAATTACATCTCCACTTAAACTGGTAGAAGATGGTGTTCACCATGCTCAAAAAGTATATGCTGGGGTATACGAATTTACAAATTTATTTAAAGCAAATGCTCATATGAATGTTAAGCCCCACAATATTAAAGCTATATTGGGGGACTATTTAAAATTAACAGCCTATGTTCAACAGGTTATTTTAGATGATAATTTACCGGAAGAATTAATTGTAAATGAACCTTTATTCTGTACGGCTTTAGATAACTTGATTCGTAATGGATTAAAATATAACGATTCTAAAACAAAATTTGTAAAAATTTATCATGAGGGTAGTTATCACCAAGGAAGTTATATAGTTATAGAAGATAATGGGAGAGGAATTACTCAAGAAGAATTTATTGAGTTAAGCAAACCCTATGTTAGGAAAAAAGATCAGAAAGAAGGTGGCACAGGATTAGGATTAAACATCTGTGTAGCTATCTTAAAAGAACACGGTTTTGGAATTACAGCAGAAAAACTAAAACAAGGTACTAAAATTAAAATTAAGATAGACTAATGATTAACACATTAATGTTAATAGATGATGAAAATTTATTTCATCTGGTATTTGAGGATGCATGTTCAATTCTAGATATGGCTTTATCATTTGAAGCTTTAGATAGCTCTGATGAGGCTGATGCTAAATTCAAAGCATGGTTCCCAGACGACCCAAATAAAGAACGCCCTGAATGTGTGTTTGTAGATTTAAATATTATAGGATCCTCTTATGACGGGATCGAAATGATTAGAAAAATTAACTACGAATACGGAGATGGGGTAGTAATAGGAATTATATCATCATCGGAAGATGAAGAAGAAATAGAAAAAGCTAAAAAAGTAGGTGCACAATTCTGGATTATAAAATCAGATGACATCGAACCCCGTTTAGAGGAATTCATGGAGGATTATGATAATTATAAATCAAAAAGTGCCCCATTTAAGATTTATAGATAATGGTCGAAATAACAGAACATACTAGAAATGTTCTACTAGAGGTTGCTAAAACAAAAAAAATCTATGTAGAAGGTAATTTCCTTAAAATTCTTAAAGCCCCAAAAGGTGATGTAGAATTTGAGGAATACCTTACATTATGTAAAGAAAAAGATATAACTACTAGAAAAAAACGATTAACAGTTACAAAACAAGTACAATCACAAAATAAAGAACTTGAAGCCGCAGCTAAAGAAAACGATAGAGTAAATAAGCAACTATCAAAGGCTTTAGATGAAGCCAGTAAATCAGCAGAAGAAGCAATTTTAGCTGAAAAAGAAGCCCATAAGTTAAGAGCAGAAGCAGAAAAGCTTAGAGACGCGGCTGTGGAGGATTTAGATACTCTCCAAAAACGCACCCAATTTGAATTAATAGGTCTTATAGTAAAAACAGCACTTTGGATTATAGGAGGGGTTGGAATCCTAACTTCTTGTTTGTATCTATATGTATTATCGGCTGGCATTGATGCTAAAATAATTGAATCTACATGGTCCAACTTATTTGGTATCTTATTAACCAACTCATTCAGTATTATAGGTACTATAATGGGTGTTAAATATGCCACTGAAAAACAATAAGACAATGTTAAAAAAAATACAAGAAAGGATATTTCCCTTTATAATCGCAACCTCTGCCCTGTCGGTATCTGCTTCGGCCGCTTTCTATTCAGTTAGCGGCCTTAGCAAACTCTTTGCAGGTGCAGCTTTTGCAGTCATTATTATGGCCGCATCTTTAGAAGTAGCTAAATTAGTAATTGCTTCTTTACTTTATCAATATCGTAAAACATTACCCCGAGGATTAAAAATATATTTAACCATAGCAGCATTTGTATTGGTATTGATTACTTCAATGGGCATTTATGGTTTCTTATCATCAGCTTATCAAGAAACAGCTAATAAAGCCGGTACTATTGATGCTAAAGTAGCTTTAGTTGAAACCAAAAGAGATAATGTGCAAAGTCAATTAGCGGTATATAATGCAGAAAAAGAAAATATCGACAAGGGTATTGCTGAACTAAGAAAGGGCTTATCAAACAACGTTATACAGTATACTAACGCTGAAGGGCAGTTAATAACAACAACCTCAAGTGCAACCCGTAAGGCTTTAGAAAGACAATTAGATCAAGCTGTTAAACGTCAAGATGAGTTAAATAACAAAGTAGATGGTTTAAATACCCAAATATTTGAATATGAAACTGAAATAGTTGAAATCCAAACTAATAATGATTTAGCAGGTGAATTAGGCCCACTAAAATATCTTTCAGGCTTAACTGGTGTCCCTATGGATCAAATTATTAATTGGTTACTTTTAACTATTATTTTCGTATTTGATCCTCTAGCAATTGCTTTGGTTATTGCTGCTAACTATGCTTTTGAACAATTAAAAGGTAAAACAAAACAAAACCTTTATGGAGAAAAAGTACCTGTAAATGATGACCCTGAAATGGGGTTATGGGATAATACCCTCAATGATGGTTTAGAAGAAGAAGTATTAGAAGAACCTAATGAAGCTCTAAAACAAGCAGCAGAATCTTATAAATAAAAAAAAAAAACAGAAGAAAAATCATCCGAACAATTAGAAGAAGATTTCGAAAAATTAGAAAAAGAATACGACGAATTCGATTTAAATAAGGATGGGGTTTTAAGTGAAGAAGAAATAAGAGCCAGAGAAGATGCACTATTAAATATCTCATCAACCTCAGGATGGAAAAAGAGAAAAATATTAAGAGAAAGGGAAAAAAGAGAAAATAGAAACGATGATTTAACTATTCGTTACTAAAGAATATTAAAAGATTTCCGCGAGGGGGGTTGGCTTAGCCAATCCCCCTTCGTATATTTAGGTGTAATAAAAAGATAAAGGTTATGTATGTAGATATTGAAGTTCAAGCAGATCGTTACGAAGAAGAACAAGCAATTCTTCAAGAGCTAGCGCAAGAAGATTTTGAAAACGGGGAAATCGTTTGTATATTTACCCCGCAAGAAAATGATGATTTACCATTTTAAATAAGAGTTATGAAAAAGCATTTCGAAACAGCAACAGAAAAATTTGAATTCACCGTTGATTTAGGTGGATGGAAAAAGAAAAAAGTACTAGAATTCAACCCACCAAATGGAGAATATTCAAGTGGGTTTATAAGTGAATTGAGTATGTTTGGTCAAAGTATGAATGTTAATTCTATTACAAAACAAGGATTAATGTTATATTCATTTGATATTCTAAACAATAAAACCACTGCTAAAATCAAGTGGGAAGATATTGAATTAGGAAACACATTAGATGTGCCTAAAGAAATTCCTGGGTTTGAGGGAACAAAAGCAGCATTAGATAGTCTTTCAATTTTCCAATAAACATGAAATCAAGCATGTATAATGTAGGGAATGAGGAACTTGTTCTTCAAGAAATAGCAAAACTGCAACCCTTAAATTACAATCAGTTTCGATGGTGGCGTCGTTATGACCAACCAAATAAGGCTTTAGATAAAAATGCCCCCTTATTAGATAAAATACAAAATGGTGATTTAGATTTTTCCCATTATTGGTGGCAAGCAAAATACACTGAGATGGAGTTAAATCAAAAATTAAATGAATCTATAGATTACCACCATTTCTTAGAGTCATGTCAAGTGGATAGAGCTCGAAGAAAAAGATTATACGAGGATTTTGATAAAACTGAAATTGAACTCCTTTCTTATATTCAAAAAGAATTTGAAAATGAGTTCCGTATGACTAAAGAAGATTATGATAAAGAAGTATCTGAATTTGGGGGTTCATTAGAAGAATTATATCATCACTGCACTGTGGTGTATGGTAAAAAAATAAGAATTAAATCTAAAAGAGGAAGACCTAAAAAAATATGAATAAATTAGATAAAGACTATCAAGAACTTTTAAAGGATATTATTTACAGCGGTAGAGATAAGGAGGATAGAACTGGGACTGGGACAAGGTCTGTATTTGGAAGACAAATCAGACATAAGATGGCAGATGGTTTCCCTCTCCTCACCACAAAGAAGATGGCATTTAAAACTATGGTAACTGAGTTGCTATGGTTCTTAAAAGGAGATACCAACATTAAGTATTTGGTTGACAATGGGTGTAACATTTGGAATGGTGATGCTTATAAAAACTACAAAAATGGCATTGCGGAAGTTGGGTTATTTGACAACCTACTCACCCAAGAAGAATTCATTAACAGAATCAAAACCGATGATGAGTTTGCTAAGCAATGGGGTGAGTTAGGTCCTATTTATGGTAAGCAATGGAGACTTTGGGGAACGGATACAGTTAGTATTGATCAGATACAAGACTTAATAAGCGAGATAAGAACAAACCCAGATTCAAGACGATTGATGGTTAATGCTTGGAATGTAGGTGAGTTAGATCAGATGACTCTTCCTCCATGCCATTACGGCTTTCAAGTTTATACAAGAGAGCTACTACCTAACGAACGTAAAGTAGAATGGGCAAAGAGTGTTGGTAAGGATGTAAGTTATGCTTACAAACTAACTCAAGAAGATTTAGATGAAAGAGGATTCCCACGTAGAACAATCTCACTGATGTGGAATCAGAGAAGTGTAGATACTTTCTTAGGACTTCCTTTCAACATTGCTTCCTACGGACTATTACTACTAATTCTAGCCAAAGAGGTAAACATGCTTCCAGACGAATTAATTGGTAACTTAGGTGATGTGCATCTATATAAGAATCATATTACTCAAGCTAAAGAACAGATCAACCGAGAACCTATGCCATTAACCACGGTTAAATATATGGATCACTTATACAAATTTGAAAGTTGGTTATTTGATCCAACATATGGTATGGTTCTACGACCTAAGGATTTTATCTTAGACAATTATCAATCTCACCCCTCAATTAAAGCACCTTTAAGTAATTAAGTTATGATAGAAGTACTAAAACATAGTTTAGGTTTATGTGGGGAGCATTGGCACCCAAATATTTTTACATTTTTAATAAGTGGGCTTGGATTAGCACCTGCTTATTCGTATATTAAGTATAAATTGAAAAGTTATAAAAATGAGAGTTAGTCATGAAACACCAATGTGTTTACTAGAGAGAAGTGAAAATTTTAATGATTATGATTATTGTCTTCCCCATCTTTTAGATAAAGAACCAGCATATCTAGATTATTTTCGCAGAGCTAAAGAAAAAGGAAGATATATTATAATGGACAATTCACTTCATGAGTTAGGTGAAGCCTATAACCATGAACGTTTATTACATTGGATTGAAGAATTACAACCTAATGAATTTATTGTTCCTGATGTTTGGGAAAATATGGGAGAATCAATTCAAAATGCTGAAATATGGAACCTATATAATTTTCCAGAAGGAGTAGAGAAGGTAGCTGTAGTTCAAGCAAAAACCCTCCACGAAGCATTTGAATGTACTAAAATTTATAAAGAACTAGGTTATAAAAAGATATGCTACTCATATGGGGCTTCATATTATAATGATATTTGTACACACCCCAATAAAGATTTAGGTAAAGCATTGGGTAGAATTTTTGTTATTTCTACTTTATATAACCAGGGGATATTAACAAAAACAGATAGAGTACACCTTTTAGGATGCTCAGTACCTCAAGAATTTAGATGGTATGAGGGAATAGATTGTATTGAATCGATTGATACCTCAAACCCTGTAATGGCTGCTTTAGAAAATATTTTTTACACTCATACTGGGTTAAGTACAAAACCTAAAGCAAACATGAATGATTTCTTCTACATAGATAGTAGTGAAATTAATGAAGAAAAATTACATTGGAATTTACAAAAATTTAGATTAATAAATAATATATAATATGGAAATGATTAGTTTATACGACTACCTAGGCAAAGCTGGTGGTAAAGAATTAGGAGCAAAGGTAACAGCAACCGCAACATCAATGGGAATTCCTCTCGACACTCGCTATGTCTCAAACCCAGTATATGAGGGGAATGTGGTACTCTACCCATCAAACTTTTTAAAATTATACTTCCAAAAAAATGCCTAAACTAAGAAAATTGGTGACCTATACTGATTACAGGTGGGAAGAAACCGAGGAGTTAACTCCCGAACAAATAGAAAAATGGAAATCAGGTGATGAGGATTTACAAGAAGAAGTTTTAGACGAAGTTGAATTTGAATTAGCTCGTGATAAATGCCTTGAAGATTCAGAATATCCCGAATTAATAGAAGACGAAGATGGCGAATAGTAACAGAACAGAGATCTATATAGAAGGATCTAAAGAAGCAATTGACAATTTTGTAGAACGATTTGAAAAGTGTCATAGTGGACCTTACCCAAATCAAGAAGAAAATCCTCACATCATAGATGAGTTTGGTGCTAAGGCAGAACTACTAATCGATAGAATTGGTTCAAAATGGGTTGAGATTTACGATGAAGGGTATTATCGTTCAAGTGATAATAGATGTGAAATCTATTTAGACTCAGCTTGGTACCCACCATCAGATATGATTTTAGAAATTTACAGACAAATGGCTGAAATTGATGATGAAATCAAAGTATCAGGTAAATATTGGGATGAAGGATACCAACCAATTGGGGTGTTTGAAGTGTATTATGGAGAAATAATTTCAGAAGAACAAGATATTGATGATGATGAAGATCAAGAATATTTTTGGGATGATGTAATCGAACCAACTTTTGATAAACTTCAAGAGAAGTTAGATAAAGTAATGAGAGAAATATAATATGACATTAAAAAAACAATCAATCCGTGGTCTAGAAGCTATCCTATTAAATGGTGAATCTACCACAAAAGAAGAATTAATTACGTTAAGTGAATCTTGGAGTGAGAATGAAGAACTTACTGTGAGAAAAATTTTAAAGCAGGGTGGAAAGTGTAAAATTGGTAACGATATTATATCTGTAAAACGTCCTGATGAAATTTATAGTTTAGTACGATAAAAGGATTAGCCTATATCCTCAAACATACCTGGCAAAAATAAAATTATATTAAAATTATGTTATTTACTGAAGAACAATTAGGTAAAATGAATGCAAAACATGCAGTAGTATCACTATCAGGTGGTATGGATTCCACTACTGTGTTGTTGAAATGTTTAAAGGAATTCGATACTGTAACCGCTTTAAGTTTTGATTATGGTCAAAAACACCGAGTTGAACTGGACCGTGCCCAATCATTAGTTAATCACTTAAATGGTAAACTTTTAGATGATGTTTTTATTTTAGATAATGATCTTAAATATAAACCTATCAAATATCAAGTAATTAAACTAGATGGTCTCCCAAATCTATTAAATTCAGCTTTAGTAGAAGGTGGTGATGAAGTACCAGAAGGACACTATGCTGAAGAAAACATGAAAGCAACAGTTGTTCCTAACCGTAACAAAATATTTGCTTCAATTACCCAGGCAGTGGCACTTTCAATTGCAGATAAAACGGAAGAAAACACGGTAATTGCGATGGGGATCCACGCAGGTGACCATGCAATCTATCCTGACTGTAGACAAGAATTCCGTGATTTGGATTTTGAAGCATTCCGTTCTGGTAACTGGGGTTCTGAAAGAGTAATGGTTTATACACCTTATTTAGATGGTGATAAGTTTACTATTCTTCAAGATGGAGAAAATTTATGTAATGATCTAGATTTAAACTTTGATGAAATTTATAAGCGTACAAATACTTCTTATAAACCAATCAAACATTATATCCAAAAGGAAGTAAGTGTAGGTCCTAATATGAAAGAAATCCAACCAATCCCTGTATGGTATAGTGATTATAAATCAGCATCATCAGTAGAACGTGTTGAAGCATTTCTTAAGTTGGGACGACCAGATCCAGTAGCTTATGCAAATGAAGAAGGTCCTGTAGATTGGGATACTGTAGTAGAGCATGTTGAACAAGTTTTAAAGGAATATAACCAATAAAATATGAGTGATAGAGAAATAATGAATGCTAAGGGTTTTAATAAGAATCAAGATCCATTTGGAGATAGATTTGAATCTCACCCCGCATCAGTAGATTGGAAACCTTCAAACCCTAAAACTATAATTCAAGAAGGGTTAGAAATAAATGGACAAAAAGTTCCTGATCCAAAACTACATCAAACTATTTCATTTATTAAATCGGGTATTCGCATATTAGGTTATGCGATTATCCCTTTTAATTTGGTATTGGCAGCTGGAGTTCTTATATTGAGCGAAGTAATAGGAATCGTCGAAGAATTAGTATGAATAAAAGAAAAAAATATATCCCCTCTGAAGACTATGTAGTGGTTAACCAAGATGGGGAAGTATTTACAGGGTTAAGAGGTGGATATTTCCAATATTCCCATGATTGGTCTAAAGCAAAACCTTTAGATATTTCATCCACCTATTATTTAATGAGAGTAAAAGGAAACGAATTAATAAAAGAAAACGAATTATGAAATTAGTGTACATATCGGCCACTTGGTGTGGTCCTTGCAAAATGTTTGCCCCAATAATGGCTAAAGTAGCAGAATCAGGTATTCCAGTAGAAAAGATGGATGCCGATAAAGACCAATCAACTGTGATGAAGTATGGAGTTAGAAGTATTCCTACTGTAATTAAAGTAGACAATAGTGGAAATGAGATTGGTAGATTTGTAGGTGTTAAAAATTTAGAAGAAATTAAATCATTTTATCATGGGTAAATTTCAATCAAGTAAAGTATTTGATGGGTTCAGTACAGTATTCCGTCAACACTCAGCAGAAGAAACACATTGTAGATTCCTCCACGGTTATGGTATTTCATTTAAAGTTTATTTTGAAGGTGAATTAGACCATAGAAATTGGGTTTGGGATTTTGGAGGTATGAAACGTGCAAAAACCCAAATTGATGGTATGTCTCCTAAAGAATGGATGGATTACATGTTTGATCACACTTTAGTAGTTGCTGAAGATGATCCTTATTTAGAAGGGTTTAAAGCTATGGGGGTTCATGGTTTAGCCCAAACTCGTGTAATACCAGCTACCGGAGCAGAAAAATTTGCTGAATTTATTTTTAATAAACTCAACGAATTTGTTAATACCGAAACTGAAGGGAGAGTAAGAGTTACAAAAGTTAAATTTATGGAGCATGGTAAAAATGCTGCTTATTACGTAGAATAGATATGAACGAAAAATTGTGGAATAAAACGGCACCATTAGGTCGAATTGAAGATTATGATAAAGTATTACCGATTGTGGAACTGTATCGTTGTGTACAGTCGGAAGGCAGTCGTTTTGGCCGTCCTACTATTGCCGTTAGGACTACCGGTTGCACTCACCGTTGTTTTTTTGGTGAGGGTGGTTGGTGTGATTCTTGGTACACGTCAATCCATCCTGAAAAAGGAGGATTTACATTTAACGACATTATCAAAATCTATGATGAAAATCCTCACGTTGAAGAAATGATGTTAACTGGAGGATCACCAACAATGCATCCAGCATTAGTAAACGAACTAACACATTTCGCTAATGAAAGAGGAATCCTCATTACGATCGAGACTGAAGGAAGTCATTTCCTCGAAACAGATTATCCGCTTGGTCTCCTTTCTATCTCACCTAAGTTTAGTAATAGTGTCCCTGTTGTTGGTGCCGTTACTCCTAACGGGTCAATCACAGATGAAAAGATGGTTAAGACGCACAATCGTCTTCGCCTTAATACTGAAGCCATTAGAGCGAGTATTGCTTATCATACTGACTACCATTATAAGCCTGTGTGGGATGGCACTGATAGCGGACTCGCTGAAATCGAGGCTTACAGACAAGAGCTCGATATTCCTAAAAATAAAACCTTTATCATGCCAGCAGGAGATACTAGAGAAACATTAATTGAAATGTATCCATTAGTATTTGAATTATGTGCAGAACATGGTTATAACATGACAGGACGTGATCACATTATTGCTTACGATACTAAAAGAGCTGTATAACTATGGATACTAGTAACTACACTTTCAGGGTTCACTATATAGATGGTCTCCAAGTTGAAGCTAGGGATTTAAAGGATAATGATGCTACATTTTTATGCCGGGTGTTTATCAATAAAAAAGAAATAAACACCCGCTTAGAATACAACTATTCATCAGCAGGAAGTAAGTGGATTGAAGAAAAATTTATCAATGCTGAAGAATTCTTGATTCCATGGAATGAGAATGAACTAAGAAGTGGACAATTTTATAAATACTTTTATAAAGGTTTAGTTCCTTATTATATTCAAATTTTTAAAATTATTCCTAATGGTGAGAATGAGTTAGTACATGAAGAAAATTTTGACCCTAGACACAAACTAGTTAATTTTACTCTTGATTCAGATGACCCTAAAGTTTTACACACATGGGCTTGTGTTATTGGAAAGTTTAAAAAAGAAAATAATTGTCAAGTATCAATTACAAATGAATATCTTAAGTTAAATCAAGATTATGATTTTGTAGATGCTTATTTTAACCTTGAAGATAATTATGATAGGTTTTATGCCGGGTATAAAATAGGAAGATATGGAGGGGAAAGTACCCCAGATTTATATCATAACCCTGATGGAATTCAAGGTAAAAACGATTTAGAAATTATTGAGGATATTCTCTACCATTATAGTAGAAATTTATGAATAATGTAATAATGATAATGAATGCTCGAAATCAATCTGCATTTCGGGATTGTATGAATAAATTAAACATTTCAAAAGTTTGGTTTAAGGGGTTTACTGAGTTTGAGTTAAATGTAGAAATAAATAAATTCATCCAAGAAACCCAATTTGATAATTATTATATCGTTTCAGATGACCTTCTAATCCAACCTGAAGCATTTGATCTTCTTCAAGAAAAATTAGAAATATACCCCATTGTAACAGGATGGGGGGTGTGGAGACAAAATTTTGAATGGACTACTATCCACAAACAAGACAAAATGCACATCTATAACCAGGGCCCTAAACTCCCTATGTTTAGAAAGCACTTTCAAACAGTTAGAACCTATGAAGTAGAAACCCTCCCAGATGAATTTGAAACCGCATTTACTGGTTGGTTTTATACAGGGATTAGGCGTGATATTTGGTTAAAACACCCATACCAAACTATGTCTATTAATAATAGACAACCAGGCGCATCCACGGATGCTCATTGGAGTAAAAGAATATTAAAAGAAGGGAAATACAAGCAAATGTGTTTCAAACAGGCTCGTGTTCTTCATTTATCATACCTTGATAAAGATTACGGAGATTTAGATTTTAGTAAAAAGAAAATTATAAAAGAATTTATTTAAAAAAAAGAAAAAAGATGAAAAAGATGATGATTTTATTGGCATTTGTAGTAAGTTTAACTGCTAATGCTTCACACCTCTTAGGAGGTTACATGCAAGCATATCAACGTGGAACTACCGACACAGTTGATATTTACGTAACATTATTTACGGATCCACAAGGAATATCACAATCCACTATTGTAGTTAATGAGTACAAAAAGGTAAATGGCACTTACCAACTTCAAGGAAACAGCACTATTACAAATCCACAAACTGGATACTTCCAGGGAATGAACGTCAGTCAGTACCACTTGGTAGATGTTCTATCAAATGGTGATTACCGATTTGTATACAGTAACTGTTGTAGAGGAATGTTGAGTAATGCTTCATCCGCTATGAATAGTAACTTTACCATTGGGTTAGATTACATGAAATCCTCTACACCCAATTCAGCTCCTATCTTATTAAACTTCCTACCTTCAACTTGGGTAACCGGAACACAACAACAAACAGTAATATTTGCCTTCGATGCAGATGGAGACTCTATTTTTATTGAAAAAGACGATGCCTTAAATCAATATAGTACTACTGGAACATTTGTACCCCTATCACCTTACAATCAACTAGATAGCTACGGAACATATAATGTAGCTGCAAGTGGAGTTGTTACCTGGACTCCTACTACACAAGGTAAATTTGGAACCGGATATAAAATTAGCGAATACAGAAACGGTTCACTAATTGGTGTAAATAGAGTTCAACAAGTTTATAGTGTTGTACAAGGAAGTACACCAAGCATATCTGCTCCATTCAATATGACTCTAAACAGTGATAGTACTATAACTATTAATCACGATTTGGTAAATGGAGATTCTCTACAAGTTGGTTTTACAGGAAGTAACTTCACAGCAGCACAGCTATTCATTTACGGAATTCCAGCTATTGATATGAGTAGTACATCATGGACATTAAAATCAATCACCCAACCAGGTGAGTACGAAGGGTTTTTAAGGCTTTATAATAGTACTTCAAATATGGACTTTCCAGTTACTTTAGTTGTAACCTCAACAATTGGTATTGAAGAACTTGAATTAGAACCTTTAACTTATAAAGTATACGATTGGTATGGTCGTTATATCGGGGAAAATGTAAATTGGAGAGATCTTAAAGGACTTTATATAATCCATTACAGTAATGGGAAAGTAGAAAAAATATTTAGATAATGTATAGATATAACGCAAAATTAGAAAGAGTAGTAGACGGAGATACAGTTGATGCTTTAGTAGATTTAGGATTTGATACTTGGAAAAAAGTTAGAATTAGAATGCATGGTATGAATGCTCCTGAATCTCGTACTAAAGATTTAGAGGAAAAAGCACGAGGTTTAGCTGCTAAAGAAAGACTTATAGAACTTTTGGGTGATGGAGATTTTATCTTACAATCACATGGGGTTGGAAAATATGGAAGGTGTTTAGGTACTTTATGGATAGATGAAACTGTTGATGTAAATAAAACTTTAATAAATGAAGGACACGCTGTTGAATATCATGGAGGTAAAAGATAATAAAATGTATTATATAACCCAGCACCCTATAAAAAAATCCGATTTGGGTTTTCATGGAAATTTATTTGGGGGAAAGTTACTAGCATGGTTAGATGCAGCTGCGGCTTCATATGCTTCTGAGTTTTGTGATACCCCACGAATGGTAACTAAATCAATTGATAAGTGTATTTTCAACAAACCAGCTAAGGAAGGACAATTGCTTAAAATATATGGTGATGTTAAAAAGATTGGAACCACTTCTTTAACACTGTATATGGAAGCTAGATCTCACAATGTTTATAATGGTAAACAAAATGTTATTTTAGCTACAAATATAACATTTGTTAGAATAGATGAAATGGGGGATGCTATCCCTATTAGTGATAGAGTAAAACAAAAATTAAATAAATGAGAGAATTAATTTCAGCTAAGGATATTGATATCCAAACAAAAATTATAGGTAAACAGATTGCAGATGACCACAGGGGGGATAAGACCCCCGTGGTTATGGTTGGCTTACTCAACGGTGCATTCGCGTTTTACAGCGATTTAGTACGCGCTACACCGATTGACATGGAATGCGATTTTATGCGCGTTAAATCGTATACAAAACGCAAACAAGGCGATATACAAATCACTAAAGACCTTGAGACATCTATTAAAGGTAAACATGTTTACTTAGTAGATGATATCCTAGACTCAGGCAATACAATGAAAGCCGTAGTAGAGTATTTAGAAGTAAAACACCCAGCATCCATTTCATCAGTTACCCTACTTACAAGAAAAGATTCTCCTTTCATAACACCAAAGTCCTATAGAGCATTTGATATTGATGATGAGTGGGTAATAGGTTATGGGATGGATGATAGTAAAGGATTTAATAGAAATTTAAGTTCAGTTTGGGCTCTGTAATTTGGGTTCGTATATTAATCAAAATAAAAAGTTATAGTTAATGGAAAATAAACGAAGAAAAATCCACGAAGAATTAGAAGTGGTACAAACAGGTTTTGCTAATGGTGTAGCACCGGGTTTCCCATTTACCGAGAAGGAAAAATTATCAATGATTGATGAGGCCGAAGAAGCATATGGTAAATTCTTAGATGCTCTAAAGTGTGATTGGAGAAATGATCCAAATTCAATGGAAACTCCTCGTAGAGTAGCTAAAGCATATGTAAACGATTTATGGGCTGGACGTTATACAGCAATGTCTCCAATTACCTCATTCCCTTCTGATGGTTATGATGGTGTTATTATTGAAAGAAATATTCCATTAACTTCAATGTGTTCACATCACCACCAAACTATTGGGGGTGTAGTTCATATTGGTTACATTGCTGGTATTGATGGTCAAGTAATTGGTTTGTCTAAATTAAATCGTATTGTAGAATTATTTGGTCGTAGAGGTGCTATCCAAGAACAACTTACCTCAGCAATTCACAATGCAGTTGATAAGATTACTGAAGGCAATTTGGGTGTAATTGTTACTATTGTAGGAACCCATAATTGTGTAAGCTGTAGAGGTGTTAAGCATCAAGGTGCTGCAATGGTTACTACTAAAGCATCAGGAGCATTTAGAGATGATACAAATAATGCACGTAAAGAATTTTTTGATAGTCTGAAGATTAATAACGGAGGACATAATATTTAAATAAATAATAGTTATGACACAATTTGAACAAGAAATAGAAGTAATTCTAATGAACAGTTTAGGTACTCTTCAATCATTAAGAGATAGAGACCAACTTAGCATCATCCCGGATACTGAATGGGCTGAATATACTGCTAAAAAAATAGCAGATCAATTCAAGGGCAATTATGTCCCATTTGTGAGTGAAGTAGAAACATTTAATGCTACAATGGGTAAACCCAACAATTATGAGCCAGTTATACCAGAAGAAAAAGAATGGATGTTTGTTTACAATTTCATCCTTGAAGAACTTGAAGAGTACAAACACGCCTGTGAGACAGGGGACATTGTTGAAATTCTTGATGCTTTATGTGACATTGCCTACGTCTCGATTGGTAACGGAGCTATGCTACATGGTCTTAAGGATAAGTTATGGGAAGCCTATCAAGAAGTACAAGCGTCGAATATGTCAAAGGCTTGTAATAGTGAAGAGGAAGCACAACAAACGGTCGAAAGACGTTCCGCAGAACAAAATGAACCGTGTCACTACGAAAAGGTTGGGGAATATTATATTGTCTATAGAAGCCGTGATCGTAAAGTAATGAAAAATGTAAATTATTTTAGACCGGACCTTAAAAAATTCTTTTAATGTATAAAAAAGCATTTGCTCAAAAGATAGGTGATAATAAACATTTGATCCATCTTTGGGAAGATACAGGTTACTCTAAAGTAGAATGGATTAATAAGTCATACATTGAATGTGGTGAAGCTGATGCTACGCATGTTGGGTTGAATGGTGAACCTCTTAGAAGGATTTCTAATTGGAAGCCTGACAACCCAAAACTTCACTTCCATGATATCCCCCCTTATCAAAAATTCCTTATTGAAAAATATGGTATTAATGATGAACCTTCAATCTCACATCGGGAAGTATTTTTCGATATTGAGATTGAAATGGGTGAGGCTTTGACTGAAGAATACATTAAAAGTGCCCCTAAGAAAGTAACTTCAATTGCCTGGTACGATAAGCAATTAGATGAATGGGCTATTTTAATCCTGGATGTTAAGGGTAAACTTAATAGAACTAAAGCAAAAAACAAAGAAATCATCCCAGTAGCAACTGAGGATGAATTGCTAATGAAATTTATTGAGAGATTTAGAGAAATTGATCCTGACATTATTGTAGGTTGGAATAGTGATTATTTCGATATCCCTTATCTTTACTACAGAATATGTAACGTGTTAGGTGAAGATATTGCTCGTTATTTATCTCCTATAGGTTATGTTAGAGAAACTCCATGGTTTAAAGATCAATTTATCCAAATAGCCGGAGTTGAATCTTTGGATTATATGCGATTACATAAGAAGTTTAGTTGGGCTGATGAACCGTCATTTAAATTAGATGCTATTGGGGAAAAGTATGCTGGTCTTAATAAGATTGAATATGATGGAAATTTAGATAAATTATTTGAAGATGATCCACTTAAATTTGCTCAATACAATTTCCGTGATGTTGAAATTTTAAAAGTATTAGATGAAAAGTTAGAGTATTTATCACTTGTTAAAAATCTATCTCATAAAGGTAAACACAATTATAGTGAAGTATATGCTAATACCAAAACACAAGATGGAGCAATTTCAGCTTACTTACTAAGTGAAGGTATTGTACCCCCAGCTAAAGATCGTAATCCTTTATCTAAAAAGAACTATGCAGGTGGATATTTATTTTGTCCTAAAGCCGGTATCTATAATTATGTATTTGATGAAGATTTAACTTCACTATACCCTTCAATTATTATGACTATTAATATTGGTAAGGAAACAATGGTTGGAAGGATTATAGATGCTGATGATAGAAATAATCGTTTAGGTTTAAATGATTTACTACGAAGAGATCCTGAAGAAGAGCTTATAATTGAAAACGTAAAAAGAAAACGTACTAAGATTAAAGTTGGGGGGTTAATTAACCTAATCCAGGACATGGAAATGTCTATTTCAGCTAACGGTGTTTTCTTTAGGACTGATAAAGAATCGGTATTGTCTACTATTCTTAAAAAATGGTTTGATGAACGTGTGTTGTATAAAAATGAAATGAAAAAAGCATATAAAGCTGGTGATAAAGAATTAGGTGCCGCTTTCCATATGAAGCAGTATACTATGAAGATTTTGCTAAACAGTTTGTATGGTGCAACAGCTCTTGGTAGTTTCCGCTATGGTAATGTTATTTTATCTGAATCTATTACTCTGAGTGGTCAGCGTATTATTCAAGAGAGTGCATTAACTGCAAATCGTCATATTAACAAGGTTATAAAAGAGAATATAGAATTATGAAGCATATAGAAGATACTCCTTGGTGGATTTGTGATCCTGAAGATACTAACTATGTAGCTTATTCCGATACTGATTCTATTTACATCCACGCAGAACCTTTACTTAGACATTTGTATTCTAATTTTGATGAAATGCCTAGTGAAGAAAAAGATGATAAGCTAGAAGAAATTGCCTTAAAGTATCAGGATATTATTACTGATTCCTATGATGTGCTAGCTTCAGATTGTTTCAATGCTAAGGGGAAACATAGATTAGAAATGAAAACTGAATGTGTTATCCGCTCAGCTTATTTTAGAGCTACTCGTCGTTATGCTCAGTGGATTACTAAACAGGAAGGTATTGTAAAAGAATCCCTTGATGTAAAAGGTTTAGAGTTTAAAAAAGCAAATTTCCCACCAGTGTTAGGTAAATTTTTCCATAAAACGTTAGTTGACGTCTTAAAAGGTGCGCAGCAACCTGAGATAGACACCCGTGTGAAGGAATTTAAACAGCAAATATTAGACGGTAGTATACCGCTAACAGAACTAGGTAACCCCACATCAGTTAAAACATTAAACAAATATACTGAACGTAAAGCTCGTGCTGGGGAAATGTTTTCTACAATTGCTAAGGGTGCTCCAGCAGCAGTTAAATCGGTTATTATATATAATGACTTACTTAGGTTTTGGGGATTAAGTAAAGACCATAGTTATATTACTCAAGGTGAAAAAGTAAAATGGATCTACTTAAAACCAAATGCATACCAGATTGATGCAATTGCATTTTTAGAATGGGATATGCCCCCTAAGATCCGTACATTTATAGAACAGAATGCTGATAGGAAGAAGATTTTTGATTCTATTCTACTAAATAAATTAGAGGGTTTTTATAATGACCTTGGTTGGACTTTGAATTTAAACCCTTATAAAGAAATGTTTTTTAATCTATAATGAAAGTACTAGGAATTACAGGAGGAATCCATAGTTGTGGTTTAGCGTTAGTTGAAGATGGTAAACCTATATTTGCCTTTGAAGAAGAAAGATTTACTAGAATCAAATCATATAAAGATTTTCAAAGAGATTATCATAGATACCCTCTAGAGTCACTACATAATGCTCTAAAATACTTCCCAGAGCATATGAAAGGTATTGATTATATAGCAGGATTTTTACCAAAAGATAGATTTGCAGATCCTATGTTTGGTGCTATTGGGTTGCGAGAAAGAACAAATGCCCCCTATATAGAAGTTAGCCACCATGAATCCCACTGTAATTTGGCTTATTATCTTAGTGGGTTTGAAGAAGATACCTTAGTAGTTTCTATTGATGCTAGTGGTAATTACCACAGTGCTAAGTACTACATTGGTAAGGAAGGTAATCTGAATTATATAGATGGTATAGGCATTTATAATAAATCTTTGGGACATTATTACAGTATGCTTACCGAATTTTTAGGGTTTAAACGTCTTAAAGATGAGGGGAAAGTAGTTGGGATGGCTTCTCATGGTAATTTTAACCAAGATCTTTATGATGTGTTTAATGACTCAATTACTATAGAAGGTCTCCACACAGACCCGGATTACAATCATGGTGAAGGAGTACCTATGGGGAAGTTATATGAAGATTTTTATAAAAACTATTATAAAAAGTTTGGTAGTATCTATAAAGGTGAAACCCACCATTTACAAGATATAGCCTATAACGGGCAGTTAGTATTTGAAGAAAAAGTACTATCAAGTTTCAACCACCTCCATTCACTATATCCTGAAATTAAACACATAGCATTAGCTGGAGGAATTTTTGCTAATATCAAATTAAATAGAAGGATTAATGAGTTAGATTGGGTAAAGGAGATATTTGTTGCTCCTCCTATGGGTGATGAAGGTTTACCCTTAGGTAGCGCTCTTACAGTATACAAGAAGTATAACCCCGATTTTAAACCTTTCAAATTAGATAACATATTCTTAGGAACAGAATATTCAGATAGTGATTTTGAATATGATAAAACCAAATTTAATAAACGTCCCCTTAATTTTAAAGAATTAGCATATGATCTAAAAGAAGGTACCATTGTAGGATGGTTCCAGGGACGTTATGAGCATGGACCTAGAGCTTTGTGTAATCGAAGTATTATAGCTGATCCTAGTGTACCTGGAACTTATAAAAATGTAAATGACAGATTACAAAGGAATGATTTTATGCCTTTTGCTCCAGTAGTAATGGAGGAAAGAGCTAATGAAGTGTTCGATATTACTAAATCCCCATATACAGCTGAGTTTATGACTATGCTCTATGATACTAGGGGAGAATGGCAGGAAAAAATCCCAGCAGTAGTTCACCCTATAGACAAAACAGCCAGGATTCAAATTGTTACTAAGGAAAATAACCCACCATTCCATAACCTAATATCTGAATTCAATAATCTCACAAACATCCCAGTATTATTGAATACAAGCTTTAATGTGCATGGTGAACCTATAGTTTGTCATCCCCAAGAAGCGTTCGTACATTTGGAAAATGGAATTGTAGATAAACTAGTTGTAAATAATAACATCTATACTAAAAAATATGATAAATAAATCAATTATACAAAGCGTAATTAATAAATACTATTTGGGGCTTAATGAGTCTGTAAAGTGGAATATTCAAAACAATAATCTTGAAATTGATTTTATGACACCTACTAAGGATGTTATAGGAAGTATTTCATGTGAAAATTTTCAATTAGAAGATAGTAAATTAGCTATTTATGATACTAAAAAGTTACAAAATCTTATTTCAATTTGTAATGGTGATCTATTACTAGAACTAGAAAAAACCAACCAAGTATTTACTAAGTTGAAAATATCAGATATGAATTTTAACTTAAATTATGCTTTATCAGACCCATTACTTATAGATAAGGTAGGTACTGTGAATGTCCCTGAATGGGTAGTCGAATTAAACCTAACACCAGAGGATATTGAGAATATTATCAAAGCTAAAAGTGCATTGGCTCAAATTGATAATATGTTAGTTACAACATCAACCAATTTAGATGGTGAAGACGTTGTTGAGTTTGTATTTGGTGATGAATCAGGTCATAATAATAAAATTACATATCAAATTTTAGGAGATATTAAAGAAACCAATCTTAAACTCCCATTTAATTCAGATATGTTAAAAACTATCCTCCAGGCTAATAAAGATATGGATGGGGGTAAATTATATTTAAGTACTATGGGGCTTATGAGGTTACAATTTTCAAATAATGGAATTTCTAGTGACTATTTTATGGTTCGTCGCGCAGAAACATCCTTTTAATATATGTATATTCAACAAAACCACAACTTTAGGGAGCAAGTTTTGTTAAGTTTAACCCGCTGATCTTCGGACAGCATAAATTTTATTAATGATATGAGTACATTATTTAACGAGACATACGTCTCACCATTTGATTTATTGTTTAGAGACTTTTTTAAGTCTGAACTAGACTTCCAACCGGCTATCAATGCCAAAATCACCCACCCTGTAGACATTTTAGAGACAGAAGACGGACTGCATTTCGAAATTGCATGTACCGGTCTTACTAAAAAGGACATCGAGATCAATGTTGAAGGAGACATTCTAAGAATTTCTTACAACAAAGGTGAAGATAACATACCAGAAGGCACTTGGATCCATAGAGGGATTGCAAGGCGTTCTTTCAATTTAGGTTATAAGATTGCTCCAAAGTTCAGCTTAGCCAACGCTGATGCTGAGATGAATGATGGATTGTTAAAGATTACAATCCCTTACGCTGATGAAGCAAAACCAAAAGTTTTAAAAATTAAGTAACTAAATGCTCCCTAAAGTTTGGTTTACTGAATAAGGATTCGTATATTCACGTTATAAAATATAAAAAAATGAGTTATACTATTATTAAAGACCCGGTACTAGGGCAATTTCACATTTCTAAAGATGCCTACTGCTATACAGTAGTTGAAACCATCACTCCTGATGAAAAGAACCTTGAAAAGGGATCTAAAGGGAAAAATTATGAAAAGCCTGTAGGTCATTACGGTAAACTATCACACGCATTAGCTAAAATAGCTAAGTTTAAAACTGATAGAAAACCTGAATATACCTCAGTTATGTCTTATATTAAAGAATACGAAAAAGAAAGAGAATTAATGAATGAATTATTAAACAAAATCGGAATATGAAATTAGAAGCAATGTTCGATGCGGTTATCGTAAAACCGTTTGAAGAAGAAGAAACAATGTACGGTAACATTGTTGTCCCTGATCTTGGGAAAGACAGAAACGAAAAGGGGACAGTTATAGCTGTAGGCCCTGGTAAACCAACCATTACTGGAGAATTCATCAGTACAACGGTTCAAGTAGGAGATGTAGTAATTTTACCTACTATGGGATTCACAAAACTTGAATACGATAGTGAAGAATACTTTATTGGTCCTGAAAATCAAATTTTAGCAAAAATCAAAAACGAAAAATAGTATGCCTGTAGACATGAGAAAACAAGTCACTCTAGGGAGTGAAGCGAGAGAAAAACTTATGGAGGGAATCGACATCTTAGCGGATGCCGTAGTATCTACCATGGGTCCTAATGGACGTAATGTCTTAATCGAAAATAATGGAGCTTGGCCTCTATCAACTAAGGATGGAGTAACAGTTGCTGAATCTATTTGGGTAGATGGTCATATTCAAGACACGGGTGCTCAGATGGTAAAGCAAGCATCTGTAAAAACTGCTAAAAAAGCAGGTGATGGTACAACTACTTCTACTTTATTGGCACGTGAGATGGTTAAAGCCGGATTGCAACACCTCAATAATGGAGAAAATGCAGTTGAAATTAAAAGAGGTATTGATGCTGCTGTTAAGCAAGTAATCCAAATCCTTCAATCAAACTCAGAAGATATTTCATCTGAAGAACAACTAGAACAAGTTGCTACAATCTCAGCTAATAATGATGTTGAAATTGGTAAATTGATTGCTACTGCTATTGAAAAGGTAGGTCGTGATGGTGTGGTTCATATTGAAGAAAGCAAATCAGGTGAGACATATCTTGAAACAGTAGAAGGAATGCAGTTTGACAGAGGATACAAGTCCCACTTCTTTGTTACGGATAATGCTTCAATGACCTGTAATTTGGAAGATGTTTATATCTTGATTGCTGATCATAGATTTACTCAAGTTAAAGAACTACTCCCAGTCCTAGAAGGAGTATCAGCAACTAACAAATCATTATTGATCATTGCAGAAGATGTTGATAACGAAGCACTTGCAACCCTAATTGTAAACAAAGCACGTGGTACTCTAAAAGTAGCTGCTGTTAAAGCTCCTGATTTCGGTGATCGTCGTAAACTTATTCTAGAAGATATTGCTACATTAACTGGTGGTCAGGTATTTGACAAGGATAAAGGAATGAAACTTGATAAATTCAGTTGGGATTGGTTTGGTCAAGCTCGTGCTATTACCATTGATAAAGAACAAACAACTATTGTTGATGGTAAAGGTAGTGAAGAAGCTATTAATAACCGTGTTGCTGATCTTCAATCTCAAATTGATAAATCAACAACCCCATATGCCACAGAACAACTTCAAAACCGTTTAGCTAAAATGGTAGGTGGTGTTTCTATTATCCACGTTGGTGGTGCTACTGAAACTGAAATGTTGGAGAAAAAAGATCGTGTTGACGATGCTTTAAATGCTACTAAAGCTGCTCTTGAAGAAGGGATTGTTCCTGGTGGTGGTGCTGCTTTACTATATGCTCGTGAAGGTATTGAAACTATAGACAGTATTGGTTCTCAGATTGTATATAAAGCTTGTGGTAAACCATTTGAACAGATTCTAGTTAATGCTGGGTACGGTGTTGTAGATGCTCAAATGATTGGAAAATATCAACTAATAGACTCCGGTAATGGTGTTTGGGCTGGTTATGATCTTAAATCAGAAAAGGTTGTTAACATGAAGGATGCTGGTATTATTGATCCCACCAAAGTAACTCGTTCAGCGTTGGAAAATGCAGCATCAGTTGCAGGTACAATTCTACTTACAGAATGTGTGATCTCAACCCATCCAGAATCTAAAGGTAATTCCGCAGATGGTTCTATGACCACTTCAATGCCTATGATGTAATATGGAAACAAAAGTTATTGAACATAATGAACTTATTGCCACTAGAGTGCCACCTGGAGACAGGTGGACTCTTGTTGGTGATCCTAAAAAAGAAGTTTTTAAAACTCTAACAGATGCTTTAGAAGCATTTCTGCAAGAAACAGGTTTTAAAGGAGCTTATAGGTTGGATCCAATGGATAGTAAATTATATGCTATTCAGGCCCATGAAGAAGAGATTAAGAAAGAAGAACCCAAAATGTATTCATTATATGGGGAATTTAGACAGGGAATTTAATTTGGATTATCTAAAAATAATTCGTATATTTAAGTAAATAAAAAGTTATGAATCACAAACATAGTCTCCTTGTTGAGAAATACCGACCAGTTAATTTATCAAATTATGTTGGAAATGAACATATCAAAAAGACAATTTCTCAGTATCTAGCTAATAATGATATTCAAAATCTAATATTCTATGGACCCGCTGGAACAGGGAAAACAACTCTTGCTAAGCTCATTGTTAAAAATCTCGATTGTGATTTTCTTTATATTAATGCCTCGGATGAACGTGGCATTGAAACGATTAGGGATAAAGTATCAGGATTTGCGTCAGCGGCTAGCTTTAAATCTATTAAAGTGGTCATTTTGGATGAAGCTGATTTTCTTACTATCCAAGCGCAAGCTTCGCTCCGTAATGTTATCGAAACTTTCTCGCGTACGACAAGGTTTATTTTAACTTGTAACTATGTAGAACGTATTATTGATCCACTTCAATCACGTTGTCAAACACTTAAAATAGTACCCCCATCAAAACAAGATATAGCATACCATCTTATTGATGTATTTAAAGAAGAGAAAGTTGATTGTAGTGCTGATGATTTGAAAAGCATTATTAACCAATACTACCCAGATATTCGTAAAATGCTTAATACTATTCAATTATCGATCCAAGGTGATGAGGTAGTAGTAGATAAATCAGTACTTGTATCATCTAATTATATGTCACAGGTAATTAAAGAATTAAAGAATGCTAAACCGAATTGGAGAAATATTAGACAGATTATCGCTAATGCAAATATTAATGATTTTGAGGAATTCTATCGTTATTTGTATGATAATGCTTCTGTATACGCAGATGGAAATGAAGGAATGGTTGCTGTTTACATCAACGAGTATAGCTATCAGTCTAATTTCCGTATTGATAAAGAGATTAATGCAATGGCGCTCATCTCAAAACTAATAGAATTAAAATAATAAATAAATAAATAAACAAATGGAACAACAAAACCCACAACTCAACATTGATTTGAAAAGTACAACATCAGTTGAAACCCCTGAAGGGAACAAAGTATTTAGTCAAGGTGTTTTACTTCGTAAAGTATCTAAATTTGTAGTAGGAGCTGATGAAGATGCAGTTATGCCAATTCCTGTATTTTATGATCCAGCAACCGGAAAAATCTTAGAAAGTACTATTCCAGTTGAACTACGAGAAGAATACAAGAATGACGTTATTTGATTGGTTAAATGAGATAACTGTCAAAAAGACATCCCCTGAGGAATTTTCACAAGAATCGTGGGATAAATGGAATTCTTACATGATACATAGATATTTATCTATGAATATGGATTACATTGATATTGTAAATTATGTTCAAAAGATAAATCCACAAAGTAAGAAACAAATTTATTCCATTTACCGAGAAATGATACCAAAAAAGAAACTCTGGCTTAAGTACATTAAAAACGAAAACAAGAAAAATTATCAAGAATTAGCAGAATACATTGCTGAGTATTTTGAATGCTCTCTAGGAGAAGCAGATCATTATATTGATATTATACCTAAGTCAATTGAGGGAATTTTATGGGAAATGGGGGTTTCTGAAGAAGAAGCACAAAAGTTAATTAAAAAAGCAAAGTTATGAGCCGATTAAAAGAAATGCTTTACACCTCAGCTATTGCTGATAAAGCTAAAGCATTATTAACTCTAGAATTACTAGAAACCCATCCTGCGGGTATTGGAGATCACTCAACAGAGGATTTCTATAAAAACGCTGAAGAAGCACTTGCTATGTTAGCTGATGCTGATGATCGTTTAGAAGCGATTGAAAAATATTTAAACAAAAAACAAGTTATATAAAATGTCAGAACCAGTTGTAGAATATGAAATTAATGGTATAAATAAAACCGTTAATGATTTTGAAAGATTATACCCAGAATTAGCAGAGGAATTTCAAGCAGTTCAAAAAGAACAGTATGAATTATTTGCTGCTAAGATGTTAGATTATGGTTTATCTAATATTTCTTTAGGTTCAAATTTAGATACTAAAGAAGATAGAGATTTATCACTTACGGGGATTTGGTTACGTTGTAATGATAAAATCAATCGTTTGAAAAATATGTTAAAACGTAAAGGTCACAATTACGTTGTTAATGAACCAATGATTGATAGTTTTATTGATATCGCTAATTACGGGATTATAGCAATGCTCGTACTTAGAGGAAAATGGAAATAAGTTTTGGCTAAAAAGAAGATACCACAAGTAGTAAAGGATATACAAAGAAACCCTCCTATCCCTGTTGATTTTGCATATGAGAAAAATGTTTCATATTCTCAAGCATCCATGTATTGGCAATGTCCTAAAAAATGGGCATTGAATTACAGGGATGGGCATAAGGTAATTGAACAGTCTATCCATATGACATTCGGTACAGCCCTACACGAAACACTCCAGATGTACTTAGATGTTATGTATAACGAAAGTGGTGCTTCAGCTGATAGAATAGATTTAGAAGAAGACTTTGAAAACCGGTTAAGAGATGAGTATAAAAAAGCTTATAAGAAAAATAAAGGTGAACATTTTGCTGATTCACAAACACTTCAAGAATTCTATTCCGACGGAATTGAAATTATAAATTACCTTAAAAAGAATAGAGGTAAATATTTTTCAAAACGTGGGTGGTGGTTAGTTGGATGTGAGGTACCTATTGTATTGGCGCCTAATCCGCGTTTACCACGTGTTAAATACATGGGGTTTTTGGATGTCGTGTTATATAATGAGAACACAGAAAAATTCACTATTATAGACATAAAAACATCAACCCGTGGTTGGAATGATAAAGCAAAAAAGGATAAACTAAAACAATTCCAGCTAGTCTTATATAAAAAATTCTTCTCGGAACAATACAATATCCCAATTGATAATATTGATATTGAATTCTTCATTGTAAAGAGGAAATTATATGAGTCTGAAGATTTTGTAATAAAAAGAATCCAACAATTCAAACCCCCATCAGGGAAAACATCAGTAAATAAAGCAACTAAAATGCTTACTGAATTTTTAGATAATTGTTTTACTAAAGAAGGTTTTAGTGAAAAGGAAATGCCTGAAACTATTAATAATAATTGTAAATGGTGTCCTTTCTTTAAAACTCATTTATGTAAATCAACTTTCCAAGAATCCTGATATATGTATAGACAAAAATAATTAAGATTATGGCAAACAGAGACATGACATTAACAAGCGTAAAAATTCAAAGCGACTTGTTCGAAAATTTTAAAATTGAGTGTGTAAAACGTAAGTTTTCTTTTCAAAAGCTTGCTGATCGAGCAATTCATTTGTATCTTACAGATGAAGAATTTAGAAAGCAAGTTACATCTCATATGGATTTAACAATAGAAGAGTAAATTAAAAAATTTTATGGTAAAAGAAGGTTACATTAAAAAAGAAGATAGAAAAAAAATTCTACTTCTTACGGATGATATTCGTGTTCATTCCGGAGTTGCACAAATTGGTCGTGAGATGGTATTAAATACCTGTCATAGATACAATTGGGTTCAAATAGCAGGAGCTATCAAACATCCTGATAAAGGGAAAAGAATTGATATGTCTGAGTCTATTTCAAAAGAAACCAATGTAGAAGACTCAAATGTTATATTATACCCTACTGATGGGTATGGCACTCCAGATATGGTTAGGATGATGATTAGGGAAGAAAAAATAGATGCTATTTTCCTTATTACTGATCCTAGATACTTTACATGGTTGTTCCAAATGGAAAATGAAATTCGTAAACAGGTTCCTATTGCATACCTTAACATTTGGGATGATTATCCGGCACCTGCATATAATAAAGAATTTTATAATTCATGTGATGCTCTATTCGGCATTTCAAAACAAACTGTAAACATCAATGAATTGGTGTTAGGAGAAGATGGTAATACTAAAGTTATCAAATATGTACCTCATGGTTTAAATGATAAAATGTTCTTCCCTATTAAAGAAGATAATAATGAGGTAGAGGAATTTAGAAAGCAATTAACTCAGGGGAGAGATAAAGAATTTATTCTATTATTCAATTCTAGAAACATTAGACGTAAATCAATCCCAGATGCATTATTAGCTTGGAGGTATTTTATTGATCAATTAACTCCTGAACAGGCTTCTAAATGCTTATTTGCTCTTCACACACAACCTGTAGACCAAAATGGTACTGATCTCCCAGCAATCATTGACTATTTATTTCCAACTAAGGAGGAACAGCAAACATTGATTATTTCAAATAACAAGCTATCCACCCCACAAATGAATATGTTGTATAATTGTGCTGATGGTGTCATTTTGTTAAGTTCAAATGAAGGTTGGGGGTTATCATTAACAGAAGCATTATTAACTGGTACTCCGATTATTGCAAATGTAACAGGTGGTATGCAGGATCAAATGCGATTTGTAGATGAAAGTGGTAATTGGTTTAAACCAGATGCTGAAATTCCTTCTAACCATACAGGTAGATACAAAGAATGTGGTGAATGGGCTCTACCAGTTTTCCCAACAAATAGATCTTTAGTTGGTTCTGTACCTACACCTTATATTTGGGATGATAGGTGTAATGCTGAAGATGCAACTGAACAAATTATGGCTCTTTATCAAATGGGTAAGGAAGAACGCCAACATAGAGGTGAAGAAGGTAGGAAATGGGCTACTGGAGATGAGGCAGGTTTCACATCTGAAAAGATGTCTAATCGAATTATTGAAGGTATGGAAGAGTTATTTGAAACTTGGACTCCCAGAAAAAAATACACATTTTCCACAGATGAAGAATACGAACCAAGAGTTTTAAAGCATAAATTGTTATATTAATGAAGAATACATTTTACGTAAGTTGCCCAGTAGACACTTATTCAGGATATGGAGCTCGATCTAGAGATTTTATTAAAGCTCTTGTTGAACTGGATGAATATGATGTTAAAGTCATTCCCCAAAGATGGGGTAGTACTCCTTCCGGGTTTATAGAAGATCATATTGAGGAGTGGGGATTTATAAACCCTCTATTAACATTAGGTCAGTTAACCCAAAAACCAGATGTTTGGTGTCAAATCACAGTTCCAAATGAATTCCAACCTGTAGGGAAGTATAATATTGGTTTAACAGCAGGTATTGAAACTACAGCGTGTGCTCACCCTTGGATTGAAGGTTGTAATAGAATGGATATTGTATTAACATCATCAACCCATTCTAAAAATGTATTTGAAAATACTAAATATAGTACAGATAATGGGGGTGAGGTAAAACTTACTAAACCAATCCAAGTACTCATTGAGGGAGCTAATTTAGATGTCTATAAACCTATTAAAAAGGATGAATTTGAATCTTTAGATTTGTTTGAAGATATCAACTCTATTAAAGAATCTTTTGCTTATCTATTTGTAGGACATTGGATGCAAGGTAATATTAATGAAGATAGAAAAAACGTTGGTTTATTAATTAAAGCATTCTACGAATTGTTTAAAAACAAACCTAAACAACCAGCATTAATTCTAAAAACCAGTGGGGCTGGATCATCACTTATAGATAAGAGAGACATCCAAACCCGAATTGAGGCTATTAGAAAATCTGTTCCTGGGGGTAAGTTACCTAAAATCTACTTATTGCATGGTGAATTTACTAATAAGGAAATGAACGAACTATACAACCATCCAAAGGTAAAAGCCATGGTTAGTTTAACTAAGGGAGAAGGATTTGGTAGACCACTACTTGAATTTTCACTTACAAACAAACCAATAATCGCCTCAGGTTGGTCGGGTCATGTTGATTTCCTAAACAATGAATTTACAGCATTGTTGGGGGGTGAATTAAAACCTATTGACAAATCATCTCAAATAAAGGATATGTTAATTGAAGGCTCTCAATGGTTTAGTCCTGACCATGGTCACATAGGTCATTTCTTTAATGATGTTTATAAAAACTATAAAGATTGGTCTGTAAGAGGTAAAAGACAAGGACACCATAGTAGAAAAAACTTTAGTTTTGAAGTTATGGTTAATCAATTAAAAGAAATTTTAGATACTAATGTACCTGAATTTCCAAAAGAAATAAAATTAGAACTCCCTAAATTGAAATAAAATGGATAATTTAAAAATTTGTGATAGGTGTGGTAGCGATGCTTGCTATGTGCAAGAAGTAAACCAAGATATTAAAAACTACCAATGTATGGGGTGTGGTTTCCAAACTAACTCCCTAATGAAAAAAGATAGTGACTTTTTCGAAGAACAGATGGAAATTCTCCCTAATTTATATAAAGAATTAATGGGTGAAGATGAAGATGGAAAAATCTGGATGCCCACAACAATTAATTTACCCCAAAAGGGAATGATTTTTGCAAACGGGAAAAGTGTTGATGATTGGAGATGGGCTGCTGTAAAAGCAGTTCCAGTAACTGATGAAGACAAAGAAAAATACCCAATCCCAGGTAAAAAAGATGAATATTATGAGTGGAGAATGGATATGACCACACTTAATGAATACGGGGAGAAGGATTTCATCGATGCTATGGATTACATAGGGGTTTTTAATGGAGATCAATAAATTACTAGAAGCGCTAGAGTTACTAGATTCCAAAAATGTTAGAACGTTTAAAATAACGTTCTACGACAATAATATTAATGTAAAAAAGTTATTAAATGAAGTTAAGTTACGGTCTAACAGTTTGTGATGAACATGAGGATATCAAAAACCTTATTGAATATTTAATTGGTAAAATTGATAGTGAAGACGAAATTGTAGTTGTCTATGATTCAAATAGAGTTACAGATGAGGTGTTGGATGTTTTAAATATCTACCCCTCAGTAAATTATCACCCATTCAACTTCCAACAAAATTTCCTAGAAAATAAAAATTTTCTAAATAGTAAATGTACTGGGGATTATATTTTCCAATTAGATGCTGATGAATTACCTCATGAAGTATTATTAACTAATCTTAAAGCAATTCTAGAACCAAACCCTGTAGATATTTTGATTACACCCCGTAAAAATCTGGTTGAAGGTCTTACCCAAGATCATATTAATAAATGGGGGTGGAAAGTAAATAATCAAGGATGGGTAAACTGGCCAGATCAACAAAAACGTATTTATAAAAATGATCCTAGTATCCAATGGTCAGGCCATCAGGTACATGGGATGGTATCAGGGTATAAAACA